ACCCTCTCCTATATAACAAATGAAGGCGAATCTGCTTTCATACAGGTAAATGGAACAGACCTCAGGTTCAGAGACCTCAAAGTATTCCCCACCAATCGTCCTGAGGATACTCAGATGTTCAACGAGCTTCGTCAGCTTGCACAGGCTGTCATCCAGAATGGAGGAACCCTCTATGATGTCATTGAACTCTACTCTACCAAGTCGATGAGACAGATGAAGAAGACTTTCAAGGACTTGAGGGACAGGATATGGAAACAGCAGGAGGATGCACAGAAGCTTGAACAGCAGAAGCTTGAACAGGCTCAGCAGATAGCTCAGGCTCAGATTGAGGAGGCGGCAAGGCAGAAGCAGGAGGAAATGGCCAATGACAACTATCAGAAGGAGCTTGATAGGATAAATAAGAAGGAGATCGCAATCATACAGGCCACTGGATTCGGTAATGTGGAAAGCGAAGATGTCAACCAGAATATGGTGCCTGATGTGATGGAGGTGAGCAAGCTGGCCGCTGAAGAGAGTAGGGCTGCAAAGGACTACCAGCTCAAGATGGCTGACATACAATCCAAGAGCTCGCAGGCCCTTCAGAAGATGGAGCTTGAAAAAGAGAAACTGAAGGTGGAAAGGGAGAATATGAAGAACGACCTCCAGATTGCAAAAGTCAATGCGAGTAACAGAAAAAGTGTAAAGAAAAAATAGCAATGCTATATTAACTGGAAAAATGACTACGTAACATAAATATTGGTTAGTTTATAACTATTTTTGTTATAATTTTACTTCAAATCAACTTAATAACTACATTATGGCAGAAAATTTAGATAGTCCTGGTGGATTCAGTATTGAGGATACCATAGAGATGGGGGTTGGAAGTCAAGAACTTCTCAAAGATTTTTTCGGAGCTGAGTCCTCTGGAGGTTCACCCGATGATCTGGAACCCATCATAAAAGAAGTGAAAGACGAAGAAAAGCCTACACCTCCTGTAAAAGGCAAGGTACTTCCTACTGATAAGGAAGGTGGAACTCCTAATCCTCAACAAGTTATCTCCAGTTTCCTTCAGAGCGGAGAAGAAGAGGAAGAAGGGGAGGAAGGAGAAGAAGGGAAAGAAGAACAGTCTGGTGCACAGACAACAACAGCAGAGAATATTGATGCAGAAGAAAGTCCTTTTGTCTCTCTCTCCAAAGACTTGTTCAAGCTTGGCGTATTCAACCTTGATGAAGATGAGGAGGAACCGCAGATAACTACTGGAGAAGAATTTCTTGAGAGGTTTAATGCTGAGAAGAAGAAGGGTGCCATTGAAATTGTTAATAATTTCATAGGCCAGTTCGGCGAGGATTATCAAAATGCATTTGATGCCATATTTGTCAAGGGCGTTAATCCCAGGGATTATTTCGGCACCTACAATAACATAGTCAATTTTGCTGAGTTGGACATGACTAACGAAGAAAATCAGGTGACTGTTATGAAGCGTGCACTGAGTGATCAAGGATTTGAGCCTGAGGACATTACAACTGAAATTGAAAGGCTGAAGAATTATGCTGACCTTGAAAGCGTGGCCACCAAGTATCATAAGGTACTTATTAAGAAGGAGGCGGCCAAGCTGAAGGAGATGGAAGAGGCTTCCGAGAGGGAGTTGCAGGTGAAGACAGCCATAAAGAATCAGTACATTCAGAACGTCAGTACTGTACTACAAGAAAAAGTAAAGGCTAAGGAATTTGATGGCATACCGATCAATCCAAAATTAGCCGCAGAACTACAAGACTTCCTATTGGTGGATAAGTACAAGAACAAGGCAGGAGAAACCCTTACGGATTTCGATGTCGCAATTCTTGAACTTAAGAGACCTGAGAATCATGCTATGAAAGTTAAGATTGCTCTCTTACTTAAAGTGTTGGAAAAAGATCCTACTTTATCTACCATCCAGAAGAGCGGGGTAACTAAAAAGACCGATCAGCTCTTTGGGGAAGTCGCAAGACAGGTAAGTAAAGGAAAAGCAGGAGGAACGACTCCTCCTAAGAGAACTTCATGGTTTATATAACAATTTAATTTAAAAAAGATGGCAATTCAAACTTTACCAGGGTTAACTGGTTTTATGTATGCTCGGGTTTCGTCGATGGATAAGCGTGCTGTTGGCAAGCTTACCGACGCTAACCATTTGGAATCGTTCCACATGACTGAACCTGCTGACTATGACAAGAAGATCATCAGTCTTTACACGCAGAGTTCTCTCTACAGTAACGACTTCCTTGACATGATCAACAAAAGCACTCCGTATTACATTGATAATGCGAGTGATACTTGGAAGTGGGATGTTCAGGTCCCCTACAAATTCCCGAAAATTATTGACATTCCTGCCTCTACTCAGGCTCTTGATAAGCCTGGTATTGACGGTCAGGAGTTTCAGGTGGTGCTTGATACCAATGAGTTTGCTAAGAACTCCATTGTATCTGTTGGCTCCCGTCAGTATGGCCCCAGGTGGTATGTTGTGAAAGACCCGCTGCCTTGGAACAGGGGATTCATCTATTCTTTCACTCTTGTCAGTGACAATCCCATTGTGGACTTCGTTAGCTCCACCTTCCTCCAGATTGGGCTTGATGTCGAACTGATTGATGGTTCGATTGGTGAATTTGACCAGGATCTGCTTGGCCTTCCCCGTATGGGTGATAAAATCACCATGTTTGAAACACTTGGCTCTGGCTATGGTTTTGAACATCTCATCACCGACTGGGCTGACGCCAAAATGCTGAGAGACAGCAACGGCAAGCCTCTCGACCTCCTCATCTACGCTCCCCAGCGCAGGAACCAGCTTCCTCTCACCAGGAATGACGTCAAGTGGGAACCCTTCATCGAATTCTGGATGCGTAAGGCTATGCTTGAGCTGAAGGTGAAACGTATGATATGGAGTAAGCCTGGAACTGTCAAGTCCAATGGAAGCAATCAGGAAGTGAAACGTCTCTCCGCTGGTGTCTACCACAGGATGCGTAATCATGGAAACCTTGTCCAGTACAATAGGGGAGAATTCTCCGCCAATCTTGTACGTTCGGTATTTGGTGACCTCTTCTACAGGCGTGTTGACGTGAAGGACAGGAAGGTGAAGATGTACACCAATGAGGCGGGGTTCGATGTATTCCAGCAGGCTTTGAAGGCTGATGCCCTCAATTCTGGGCTGACTTTCATGGCAGATAGTGGAAACCGTTATTTGCAGGGTGAAGGGCAGCACATCACCTATAACTTTGCATTTGATGCTATGGTGACCCGTGAAACCGGAAGGGTTGAACTGGTTCACCTGAAAGAGCTTGACCTCCCGCAGACCCAGCTTGAGTTTGGTCAGAATAAGAAGAGTACTCCTGTGTTCTTCGTGTTCGATGTTTCTCCTGGCAGCGATGGTTCTCTGGTCAATAATATCCGTGAGGTGAGGATTAAAGAACGTCCTTCGATGACTTGGGGATATATTGAGGGTACTGCTCATCACCTGGGCTTTGCAAGGAGCCAGGGTATGAGTTCCGCCAATAAGTTCCCGGGCTATCAGCTTTGGATGAAAGACAGATGCGATGTCTTCATTGAAGACCTTTCCCGCACTGTTTTGATTGAGGAAATTCCTCAGTTTTAACATATAGAGAAAAAGCTCCCTCCTACTTTAAGGAGGGAGCCTTCTCAAAACCAACAATAATTAAATAACTACATTATGGGCAAATTAGGCAAAATCTCTACGATTAAGAAGGAGTATAGCAGTTCAGGGATGCAAACAATGCAGGGTGGACTGGCAGGTAAGGGAATGACCAGGATTCCTGGCACAGGAGTGTTCAAGTATCCTTATAAAGAATTGGACGGCAAATATAGAACAGGGCTTGATCCTGATGCCGCATACATAAAAAGGATACAGGACCCTACTGAAAGGGAGTTGGAAATTAACAGAGTGAAAGAATTAAGAGACAGGCTTCAGGCAGCACTCGGTGACATTGATCTTGGACCAAGGGCTCCGTTCTGGAACTATGCTCTATCCACTTCCACCGAAGACACTCTTCACGTTCAGCCTTACAAATTGATGGATGGCGATAATCATTTTGACCTGTCCATTCCTTTTCAGGAACTGACATTCGCTTGGCTAAGGGTTCATCCAAGCATCGCAAGCAGCTATCAGGCGTGGGAAAGAGGGGAATATCCCGCTGACACACAATTCTATGTTGCTGACGATGAAATTGAGAACGCAATAGTATACAAGAAGAAACAGTTGATAAACAAGGCTATCAGTAAGTTTGACAGCATGACTCCTGCAAAGAAGAGGAAAGTAGCGAGATTGCTTGGACTCCCCATTACGGAGAACACTAAGGATGAAGTCGTATATAATGAAGTGGACAATGTTCTTAAACAGACAGAGTTTAAGTCAGGTAAGTACCAGGGACTTTCTACGATTGAGGTATTCAATAGGTTTGCCGATATGAAGGAAGATTTGCTCCATGTGAAAGATTTGGTGAAACAAGCCATCTCCTATTCCATATACAGGGTTAAACCCAATGGCAAGGTGTATGAAGGAGAGTATGAAGTCGCAACTGATGAGGAGGAGGTCGTGAAAATGTTGATTGATGACGATAACCAGGACATGCTCCTCACTCTTGAGGCTAAATTGAAATCGAAGAAATTAGCTGAAGTATGATACCTGTAGATAGCTTGTTATATAAGATAGACCAAAAACTAAATAAATTATCTACTAACGAGCATCAAAGGATACAACTTGAAGATAAGATACTTGCTCTGAATGAAGCCCAGCTGAAGCTGATAAAGCAGAAGGTTAACGGCTTAAGTGTTGTAAGTGGACTTGGTTATGACGCTTTCAAGAAGCGTTATGAGGATCTTCAGATACTTGCTGAGAACTATATAGATCATCCCCTCATTCCAGAGGAGACTGATAGTAACATTAATCAGTGGTCTGTTGATTTTACTACCCTTGATCCTACCTATATGTTCTATCTTGACAGCTATATATTGGCTGATAAAGGTAAATGCAAGGATAGGATAATATGGATAAATAGTGAGTTGACAAAGCATGGTGATTTACAATTCTTATTGAATAATAAACATTATCAACCATCCTTTGAATATCAAGAAACTTTTAGTATCTTGTCATCTGATAGAATGAGTGTATTCACCGATGGTACATTCACTCCTACGAAACTATATATCATGTACTTAAGGTATCCGCTTTACATTGATAAAACAGGGTATGTTAAGTTTGATGGGACGGATTCCGTCGATCAGGACTGTGAATTAAACCTTTACCTTGAAGATGAACTCCTCGATTTGACTGTCCAATCCCTTGCTATGTATACTGAGAATGCTTCTGCTGTGCAAAGTGCACAGTTTAGAATACAGACAAATGAATAATTAACAATTTAAAATTTAAACAAAATGGCAGATTTTTCTTTGATTACACTCTTCGTAGTGCCGACAAGTCAGACAGCTTTGCCTGCAACTGACAGTATCTCTACGCAAGACTTAACTGCGGGTCAAGTGGGAATATTCGCGCCTGATTACAAGGCCACCACGACTCCCGGAAGTGAAGAGTATTTCTACATTGCCCAAGGTAGGGAAAACACTTACCTTCAGGGCACTAAACGTTCTGACAAAATCAAGGGTTGTGGTGTTTCGTCTCCTTGCAATTCTAATGTTACTGAATGGTATAAAGTTGGTGGTTGTGGAACTCCCACCAATCAGATTATTCAGATTAAGGACTGGACTGCAAAGTGTGGGGATGTAATCACCATTACTTTGCGTGCTCACTCTGCATACCTTGATTCTCTCTATTTCAATGGGTTAACCCGCAGTGTTACTGTTCAGGTCCCCTGTTGCGAATGCGGTGAAGATCCTTGCACCGAAGTTGATTGTGATACTCTTCTTGACCTTGTCATGGAGAAGCTCACTGGGTATAATGTTACCGATGGTGTGATTGACTGGACTTCCCCGATTTCCACGGCTGAAGTGCCTGATGATCCTTTCACCGTTAGTCTAAACACCTATTTCACTTTCTCGAAGGTGACCGGTGGAAATCGGGTTGGTGATGATGATTGTGTCCTTCAGATTGAAGGCAAACCTCTCACCAAGTTTGGTGTTCCTTGCGACGTTGCTGCTTTCCCGCATGAATATGACAGGATGTGGTTCAGAGCTTTCGTGTACAACGGACCTGCTACTACGGCAGACTTCCTTGTTACCGATGCTTGCGAACCTGTTGCCACTGTCACTACTGTTCAGAATTCCACCTATGCCACTGGTACTTACGAGGAAATCAAACAGCTTGAAATAGACTACCATAGCTATCAGGCTGGTTATCTGAAACACCTCTACAGATGGGCCGGATATAACCAGAATTTTGAGAGCTGGGCAGAAAGCGGTAAGGTTTATGACACCTTCTACATCAAGTTCAACGAGTATTTCAGGGGTGCTTACAACTGGGGAGACTATGTTCCCAGAGACAGCATGGTGATAATTGCTGCTGAAGCAGGAAGTGCTTTCAGTGCGGCTCTTGAAACCGCTCTTGAAACTGCTCTTGGTACAGTAACTGCTGATAACGTGTGTATCACTACCACCAGCACCACTACTGCTGCTCCGACTACCACTACCACTACTGAGCGTTAGATTGAACGAAATTGATTGATTGAGCCAGGGGAAGAGGAATCAAATCCTCTGGCTCTTTTTATTTAAGAGGATGGCAGATTTAAGTTTAGATATAGTAGTACTTCCTACCTATAATAAGTACAATATTGCTGTGGTAGATAATTCAACCTACCCGACTAACCCTCCTGCCCCCAATACTCCCTGGATAGAGATTGATATTCCTGGATTTTCCACATATTCAGGAGCATTCGTACCTGCTGAAGCCAATGTCTATAATTCCACTGACTTCGGCTTGACTGAGGACACCAATTATGTTGCTCTTCCCGATGGCATCTACCATATAAGATATACTAACAATCCTGCATATACATATTATGTGGAGAAGAGTATAATGAGGGTGGAAAAGATAATGGAGCTTTTTGACAGCGTTTTCATGCAACTTGATATGATGGAGTGTGACAAGGCCATCAAGAAGCAGTCTATGGTGGAGCTTAACACGATATATTTCTTCATACAGGGAGCTATTGCTGCGGCTAATAATTGCGCTAACGTACAGGCTGAGAAACTATATGCTCAGGCCTGGTATATGCTTGAAAATATGAAGACCGGAGGCTGTGGCTGTTCCGGCAATAATTATTTAATAAACTTTCAATAATGAGATCTGGTATCTATAAAATACTGAATGTAACTACTGGTAAATTTTATATTGGTAGTTCTAAAAATATAGATACGAGGTTTACACAGCATAGAAATAAACTTAATAAGAATAAACATTATAATACCTATCTCCAAAATGCGTGGAATAAGTATGGAGAAGAAAGTTTTAAATTTGAGATAGTTGAAGAAGTTACTTTTCATAGTAGAAAGCAACTAAAAGATTTAGAACAATCTTATCTAGATAATATTGATAAGCCTACTACTTATAATATATGCAAATATGCTGATGGAGGAGAAACTGGTCCTGCCTTAATTGGCTATAAACATCCTAGACATAGGAAAATATCTGTATACGATATTAATATGAATTTTATAGAAGAAATATCTGGACTCAGAGAAGCAGAACGAAAATACAATACTAAGTGTGTTTATAAGTGCTGTATGGGGAAAATAAGTAACGCTGTAAATTTCATATTTAAGTACAGTGATGATTTTAAACCATATATACGAAAACATGCAAAATATCATCCTAAGAATCCTATTGTTTGTTTAGATTCAAATGGTGAATTTTTATGTGAGTACGATTCTGTATTAAGTGCTAGCAGACAATTAAATGTGTCGAGAGAATACATAGATAGGCGATTACAAAATCGTGAACCTAGAATTAAAAAGTATTTTTTTAAATATAAATATCAAAAGGATGTCGTGTAAACCAACAGTATGCAGTGTGTGTCATGGTACATTTCCTGCATGTCAGATAAAGAATGGAAAATGTGCGAGTTGTAGAGCTAAGGAAACTGCTCCTGCTGCACCTGCTTCTAAGAATGAACCTGTAAGAGGTAAGTAAGATGTTATACACAAGATTAACGGATTGTGGTGAATGTGCAGACATTCAATCTCTGATGGATGACATTGATTGCAAACTTGCGGATTTGGCTGTCAATATGTACAACAATATTACGTTGATGTTGGATCAGCCAATTAACTCGGAAGCAATCATTAGTCTCTTGAACTACAGGAGAATATTGCTCCATAAGTATGTCAATCCTGTGTATCTGAGCAATTATACTATAAACATGATTGCTGCGAAAGTTAAACTTTTAATATATAAACAATGAGTGATTGTAATGACTGCTTCAGCGGATGTCTTGAAATACATTCAGACAGATGCATAAAATATACTGGAGAGCCTATTCCTGAACTTGGTATATGTACTAATGATACATTAGCAAAAGTAAT